AGCGGTTTGGATTCCTAAACTAATTCCAGATGTTGTTCCAATACCAACTACATCAGTAATTGCACCATCAGCATTCTTAAATAATGATGCTTTAGCACCCACTAATGGAGCATATCCAAGACCTGGTGTTGATGCAAGTGATACAATAATACCACCTCTGGGAACTTGGTTTTGATTGATATCAAATTCAGATACTATAAACTGTCCATTTTCAGACTTAATACCAGTAAACTGTACAGTTGAAACTCCAGCAGTTGTATCCGCTATAATATCATAATTACCATTTGGATTGTTAGTTGTTGATGGTTGTTGGAATATTCCATTAATGAATAATACACCATTACCTAAACCTATACCAGCAGATGTATTCGCACCTCCTACTGTCAGTGAATATGTTTTACCTATACCAGTAAAGTCATCAGAGACATCATCAAACAACATATTAGTCGTATAATTTTGTCTTAAGAATGTTCTACCACTAAAGGTCGCTTTCACAAATGGTAAATTAGTATCTGCTCTTCTTGACCTTTGATTTCCCTTTGGTGGTTCTATAAAATGAACAGTGCTTCCAATAATATTAAATGAACCTCTATGAATTCTTGCAACATCATTTTGTGAGTGTGAAGTTGCAGGTATTCCCAAAACACCCCTCTTGACTTTAACAACAGGTAATGTGCTAATACCAAGAGATACATCAGTAGCATCATTTATTGTGCCTTGAGGTAAACTAGCGAAACCAACACTTTCAATCGCCATAAACTCATTATTTACCCTTAAAACATCAGTTGGATTAATTGAACCTATTCCACTCAATACAAACTGTGAAGTTCCTGCTCCAATATTTGCATCTAATGTATGAGAAATTTTAGTAAATGTTATCGGTTGTTGTACAACTCCATCTAAACCAATAATGGTTTTGGTAAGTTGTTTTGTCATTGTTAACTTATGAGCGTTACCAGCACCAAATCCAGTAACATGAATTGGTTGTCCTGATGCGACATATTCAGGTCGAGAATATAATTTAATATTATTCTCATCTATTACTCTTGCATAAACCGTTGAAGGTAATAAAGTTGTAACCACTCCAGCAACATTTGTTGTTGAACCAATTGATATTGATGTACCTGCAACACCAATAAATGTTGAGTCTGGTGTATAAGTTAATTCCTCATTTGTATTAAAGAAATGATTTGGAATATTAAATGTCTCACTTACACCTAAACCTGTGGACGTAGTTGAAGATGGAACAAATGATTTTTCATAAATTGGTATATTTTTATACTTAAGATCGAATTTTGTTTTATTTGCTCTATTTCCCTCCAACCCATCAAATGTATCTAAGAAAAGTTTTTGAGTAATGGGTCCATATCTAAGATCGTTAGGTGTATTATCAAAATCACTCTCTGTATAGAAAATCTGGTTGAATGATTGAACTTCGATAAGTGATGTAAAATTAGAGTCTGGATAAAATTTAAGATCAATATTATTGCCATTAATTTCACCACCAAAAGTTCCAATACCAGAGGTTGATCCAATTGAAACAAATGGATACTGCACTGTCAATACATCATTATCATCACGAATTGTTATGATTTGATGCACTGCTGATGTTTGACCAGAAGAAACTCTAACTAATGATTTTACACTTGTATCAAAATCTTTAAAGATAGATGCATATGTAATAACAGAATTAGTACCAGTCTCATAGTTTGATTGTAATCTAGCACTTCTTTCAGCACCTGCTGGTTGTCCTAATGCATTAAATCTATAAGTACCAATTCCAACAGTCGTTGTTCCAAGTCCAACTATATTTGAACGTGTCTCAAAATCATTTGCTCTGTCATTTATTATTTGTAATTTAATTAAATCATTTTCAAATTTTGCAGTTATGATACCAACTGCACTATTACTTGCTGCTAAATTTTTATCAATGTAAATTTGTGATAATGAAGTGTTTGTTCCATCAAAATCAATAATCACTTCATTATAATTTACATCTTTTGATACTTTATCCTCAACGTATACAGTTGCATAACAAGCGTTAAAATCTGTTTTATCAAATTCAGCAAGTGTTGTTGTAACGTTTCCAGTGCCACTAGGTGCATTTTTATTAATGCCAAATAATTTTGTATTACCTATTATATTTGTAGCACTACTTGTTTGGGTAATATCAGGATTTATTTTAAGAATTTTTAAATCATGATCTTTTGTAAATTTATCAACAGGTTCAAATAGTAAGTTTTTAATATTTCCTGATGTTATATCTGTTTTAAAGGATCCGAGTCTTACATTTGTAAAATCAGTTGATTTTTCAAATAATATTATTTTAGTTTGATCTGTTAATACAACTAATTCAGTAAATTGTGCATCATTAGTATCTGGATCTACAATTTGTATTAAATAGTTCCCTAATTCTGCTGTCACTTGATCTAAAATCGTATCATTATTTGCAAAACCAACACTTGAAAATTTGTCAGAAATATCATCATGAACTAAAACACGATTAGATATACATCTTGTGAAATCAGTTAATATTTTATTAGAAAATAGTAATTGCTTAGATTTGAGATTATTATTAGCATCCTCTAATACGTTGAAATCCTTTACAAAATCAAAATTATTTGTGGCATCAACTCTTCTAGGGTCATTGATTAAATCAACTATTAAATTTGATGTAGCGACAATGGTTGTTCCAATTCCAACTTTTATATTATTTTTTACCTCTGTATCAGAAAAATTCTTCAGTCCAGATGGATGAACTAAACGATTGACAGGATTTACTAGTTGATCCCATACGATAGGACTTTTAATTGAATATGATAAATTTTGATAGTAGTCATTATCAGGTATGACTTGAAAATCATCACTTAATTTTCCAGTATCATCTAACCAACCATATTCTTGTCTACTTGAAAAATCAATATTAAATTTTGCTTTATTTTCATTCAAAGAAATAATTTCTGCAGAGGTTCCACTTATGTTACCAGATATACGATCTGATTTATTAATTACTGTTAATCCATCAACTTTTACATAATCATCTCTTACTTCAACAATTGATAAGTCACTTTGCACATTATTAACATTGAGATTCTCACCTAAATCAAATTGACCTCTATTTTGAATGGTTCTGATATCAGGATATTTCTTTTTATTGATTAATACTGCAAAACCAGATTGGAATGTTTTTGCAATACCAGGATTAGTTGTTAATCCAGCAATACTAAATTTAAGTTTACGTGTAGCGTTTTTTATATAATCAACCACTTTAAAGAATTGGTAATTATAATTTTCTGAATTAAATCCATCACCTTGTATAACAGTCGTGCCTATGCCAACACCACCCTGTGTAGAAACTCCAACTTCTCCTACTCGTGATATTCCCTCTACAAATACTTCATCATTAATTGCGAAAGGTTCAATTGGAAAACCATTAGTTGGTGTTTCTAAGTAACAAGTAACAATTCCACTAAGACTGGTTTCAACAGAATTTATTCCAACTCCATTAGAGTTATTGATTGCAACTACTCTATGTTGTATTGAGTCTAATCCATTAATTGGAGCAACTACATTAACATCTGATATAGTTTGATTTGGTACAACAGCCTGCAATGAACTGTTATTTACGACAATGTTTTTAACAGGATTAAAAACTAATAAATCTGGAGCACTTGTATAATCTAATCCACCACTGACTATATCTACTGATGTTACTACATCTAAATTATCAATATTAACAATCGGAGGTATAAATGCCTCTGGACTTAGGGTTTTATCTGATGAATATTCATAACCAATATCTAAAATTCTACTTTTCTTTATCTTACCGACATCATTTGATAAAACTTTTACATTTGCATCTACACCAGTTATACTTTTTACGGATTTAAATTTAGGAATTCTCTTATAATTAAATCCAGAAGAGATAATTCTGAAATCTTTTATAGTTCCTATAACATTTTCTGATGATGTTGAGTATTCAATTTTATCACAGTCTGTATCATCATATCTTAAAAACTCTGGTTCTAAAGGTGAAAAATCAAAGGTTTCATCAGTAACATTAGAAATTTTGTATTTACCATTGTAAGCACTGTCAATAAATAAAATTTCATTATTATTTTTAACATCTGTATCAGTTGTGCTTATAAATCCACCTTTTGATAATCCATAATATAATTTTGTTGGTGAAGATTCAGTAAATTTCAAACTTAATCTTGCACCCTCTGGATCAGTATTGTTAGTGCCAATACCAATAGTTCCAACTCCCACTACATTAAAATCATTCGAGTCAATAGAACTATTATATTCATTAGTTAAATTCTGATCATAGTATATTTTAAAATCAAATCCTGCTAATGTAGTGCTTGAAATTCCAAATGTTAGTTTCTGATTTTTTACAACTTTAATTTGTGGGTTTATTGGTGCAATAGACTGATTAGCACCAGTTCCAGCGGTGATAGGTAATAAGTTTACTGGAGTAACAGTGACATCCGTTAATGTTTTACCTAGTTGGAAATATCTATCGTTAATTCTGTATACAAAATATGCACCAGTTCCTAAACCAGTTGCATTACCATCATAAAAAACTTTATCACCAGTTTTAAATCCATGATCTTCAATATCAATACGATTAGTTTCAACATCAGTTGAAGTAAAATCAATAGGGTTTATAATTAATTTTTCAAATTCTGAATTATATCTAACATCAATAGGTGTTGTTGTGCCTATACCTACGGATATATTAGGTAATACTGTCATATCTACAGTATCACCATTTTTTAAATTATGCGTAGTGGTTCCTGCAGCAGCAACTTTTGTTGTGACAGTGCTTATTATTTTATCAAAATCACCAGTTACTTGTACATTCTGTGCTGTAAGTTTATATAAATTTGTTCCAACACCAGTTACTCCTCCATTATTAAAGAAAAATAAACCTTCAGTTGTATTACCAACACCTGCAGCAGTTGTAACAATTCCTATGTGATCTTCATCTTTTTTGATAATAAACACATCAGTTGTTGTTTCTCCTTGAAAAGGTAACGTAAATGTATCAGCTGGAGAAGGAGTTGGTGAAACATTAAATTGTGAATTAGAATCAGCAATATCAGATGTTGATAAACCGACTTTTTGTCCTGTCTTAAATGGATGATTTGGAATGCGAATGGTTCTTGGTACAAGACCTACTTCTGTTTTAAGATCTCCTATGAATGTATCTACTCTTTGACCAATACCTGTAGTGCCAACACCCACAGATTGTTTAGCGTTGAAGAATATAATATCATTTTTACTAGACTCAAATTTCTTTGTTCTAACAGGTACAGTAAAACTATTAGTTAATGAATCAACACTAGAACCAAAAGTATGAGCAATTCCTGAATTTCTGAACACTCTTATCGCCTTATTTCTATTGAAAATATTAAGAACTTTTAGTGTTTCTCTATTATTTCCTTCACCAATTCTTAATGATCCACCAATTGAAATGTTATTTGGTATTTCATTAACAAATATATCCTCCACAACACCATTTACATTACCAACTTTCATTGATTTTGCTAATCCAACAGATGCTGTTGATAATCCAGCATTAAATGATCCTGTTAAATTAACTATAGTTGTACTCAATCCAGAGACAACAACTGCATCTTGATTATCTATTTCTATGAATGGTAGATAATTAACTTGAACTTCTCTATCAGAATTCCAAACAAATACTGCATTATTAAATGAACTTAATGAAGTTTCTATTTTAGATATTCCAATACCAACAATGTCAGAAACCTCTGCACTAAATCCAGAACCCTCTGTTTCAGTATTATCAAAATCAGTAAGATCTCCAACTTTATAACCAGTACCACCATCTAAAATAGTAATATCATCAATTATTCCTCTATGGACTGATTCTACATTTGTGATTTGTTTGATTTCCTCATAAGATTCAATAATAAAATCATTATTTGCAAATTTTTCGCTTACATTATAAGGGTAAGTATTTCTAATTAAATTAGAATTATTAAAATCAAAATTTTGATTTAATGCTAAATTATCTTCTATGAACGGAGATCTATATGTATTTCCTATGAAGTATGGATAAATTGACTCTAATTTATTAGATGAACCTCCTACCTCTACAGTTGCAAAATAAGCATAAACACCATTAGGAAATTGAGGTGTTTTACAAAATCTACCGTTATGAATATCTAAATCACCATTGTTATCAAATATGTAATCATTTACAAAGAACCCTTCTGCAAACTGGGTAGGTCTATTAAAAACTTTAGTTTGATCTTTTTTATATGAGGATTTGATAATTACAATATCAGAATTAATATCATCAGGATCTTTGTAACCAAATGGACCGTATATAGGATTTCCATCATATGCCCATCCGATTATTGGTGAATGATTCTCTACTTTATCAAATTCATCATTTGTTTTTAAACTAAAAGAATCAGGTTCAAAGATTTTCGCAGTATCTTGTGAATAACCAAGTAAATTAAATGCTAGATTAGATGTTTTTTGTACTAAATTAACATCTCCAAATCTCTGATTATTATTTACATTTAAACCACGTACTCTTGCCTGTAATTTGGCATTGATACCTGAAGATGTAACCTCTACTCTTGTAGTGAGACTACTGTATCCTATACCCGCATTAATTACTATTGCATCTGTTATCTGTCCATTCGTAATTACAGGTCTTATAATCGCTCCTGTACCCTCTCCAGTTGATATTACATTAACATCTGGTAGTGAATTATATTCAGATCCTTGATTTGCTACAATGACATCAGATATTTTACCATTTACAATAATTGGTCTTAATTCTGCATTTTTACCATTAAGTATTTCAATTTTTGGATTAACTTGATGATTTAATATGGTTGATCCATAATCAGTTCCTTTTTCATACAAGTATGATCCAATGATATTTCCAGTTACCAATGGAGTGATATTGATTGTTCCTGTAACATTTGTTGCATAAGTTACCTGTACATTTACTTTGATTTCAGGATATGTAAATGTTTGATAACCTGTACCAGTTGATCCTAATCCAACAAATTCACCTCTATTAAAATTATCTTCACTTGATGCTAGTTTGAAGGAATTATCATCTATTTTTAAAACATGGTAAGATATGGTTGTGGATAACCCTTGAATATTTTTTGGAGTAGTTGATCCTAATCCGACTGTTGGAGAATATTCAATAACATCTCCATGATTAAATCCATGATTTTCAAAATTAATTGTATTATAGGTGGTTGATATCCCAGCTGGATTTACTCTTAGTTTTCGATGTTGATAACCAGAACCTGAGTTTAAAACTTTAACATCTAATAATGTATTAACTGATTCAGTTCTAAATTTGTGAATACCTGCTGACTGTGTATCAGTTGCTATACCGATTGTATTAATACCTGCTATACCAGATAAAGCATCACTTTCTGTATTAAAAATTCTTATTGTTCTAGGATTAACTACTCTAACAAAATAAGGGTCTCCATCGGATAAAGTTCCGTTAATTAAATTTGTAACCTCATATGCAGTACCTATTCCTAGTGAAGGATTACCCTCATTTCTATAAAATATTTTTTGACCATTTGCTAAATTATGATCATTATCAAAAGTAATTGTTTCATTAACTATGTCTAAACTACCACCAAAAAATAAATTTCTACTATCAAAAAATAAATCTCTAAATCTTGCACCTAAAATGGGTTTAAGCAAACAACCAGATCCATTACCACCTGTTAATGATATATTGGTAACTGACTCAATATCAAAGTCTTGAGGATCAACAAATATTTTTTTGACACTTCCCTCTATTATAGGTTCCACTAAAGCAGTTGTTCCAGCACCTGTTTCTACCTGAATAACTGGAGGATTTACGACATCGTAACCTGTTCCACCATTTTGTAAATTAACTTGATCGATTGTTCCATAATAAATTATATCTTCTGAATATTGAGATTGTATTTGCACACCATCAATTAAAATACCAATATCATTAAAGGGTCTCTCTTGTTTAGATGCTACAAATAAATTCTGTGATAATGGAATTTTGCGTAAAATTTTATTTGAACTTAATTTTCTATTTGAATGTTTTTGTAATATAAAATTATGATTAGTTGTTGTTGATAAACCAATTTGTAATTGTATTGTACTTGCAGTACCAATTTGACTTCTAGAATTATAAAATGCAAGACTTGTAACTTTTTGTCCTGTAGGCACTGGTTGTGGATCAACAAAATAAACTCTACCAGTATCCAATCCTACGATAGGATCACCATCAGGTGAATAAACAACTGCATCTCCTTGAATGAATTTTATATCTCTTGGTTGATTATTATTATCTTTTGCAGTTACCCCAAAATTTATAAAACTAAATTGATTGCCTGTAGCACCCTCTAAAACTGTCGTTCCAACACCCAAGAAAGACTCTTTGATGATATTGGTGTTAATATCATAATCAGGTAATGAATTAGAGGCAACATAACCATCTGTATCGCCATCTGTATAAACATTTAATACGTTTGCTATAATTTTATCATTTCCCTCATCTAATTCTACACCACTACTACTTGCCTTTTCTATCACACGACGAATATCATACTCTTGACCACTTACTAAACCTGCTTGTCCTGTAATAGTTGATAGTCCAGTTATATTGATTGAATTATTAGAATTAACATCTTTAACTATAAAGGTTGCTTGAACATCCTGACCATTCCTTCTTAGTAATTCAAATAAATCACCTTTTTTGATAGATGATTTATCAATTTTAGTATTTAAAATGAATGGATCTGCATCATTTTCAATATTAAATCTTGAACTTGTATTATACTTCCAAGAATTAGCAAAAATTTCTTTGTAATTAGCTTTATTATTAAATATTTTTTCCCCAACATTTTTAGAAAATATATTTTCACCCTCTGACACTAATTTAATATCAGATACTTCAACTAACTCGGACAATACTCCAGTGATTCTTAAATCAACTCTTTTCGATAAATCTCCATTTTCATAACCAAAAATAGTTTCATTTGCCCTTATATCATCAGCCTTTTTTATTTCTTGATTAATACCAGTGCATCCAAAAAATTGATTAATTGATTTAGAGGTATAATTTATTGTATTTGATCCACTAATAATAGTTCCTGTTGTGCCAAAACCTACTGTTGAGTCAACAGAAATAATTGATGAATTAATGGATGAGGTTTCTAATGTTTTTGTTCTACCTGGTATAGTAAATACACCCTGTATCAAATCTCTATCACTAAATCCTACAAATAAGGACATTTTAAAGAAAGATTTTGCGTCTCTTGTGAATATTTCAACTTCAGAGACAGATGCGTTTGTATCAAGATCGTTGGATTTAAAGATTGTTTGTCCAATTAAATTTTGTGGCAAACCACCAGGAGTTATGACATCTGCGACTATAACTTCTCTTCTTATAAATTCTGAACTTGATGGTTTAATTAAATTATTTTCTAAGTCTAATATTTTTGCTTCTACACCATATAAAACTTTAAATAATATTCTTATAGACTCTTCTACACCTTTTG